TCAAGCAACTCCTCCATCGACTTTATATTTAGATAGGGCGTTTCCGAAGCCCACACTGGCAGCTTCCTCTTGTCCTTAGACGCGGCACTCTTCATGAGTTTTCCGAACGCACCAGCAGCTGATCCTAGCTCAGGACGTCCTAGACGAATGTCGGCGCATGCATACGTGTTATTTGGTCGTGACTTCAGTAGGTCTTCGACACTTGCACATGCAACGACAAAGTCGCCCAGGGCAGCTTGAGTACGAGCGATATCTTTCTCAGTCGGCGCCTTCTGCGGATCACGCTGCTTATACTTCTCAGGCGATATAGACGCATGGATTAGCGCCTGCATCTGCTCTTCACCATTTGTATTGACGAGGAAGTTCCATAGATTTCCATTGGATTGCTGAAGATCAAATGAAACAACACCATTGCCATCGTCACCGGCGCCAATATGGCTGCGTACAATAGCTTCTGCGATGACTTGAATGCGTTCAAGTAACGGCATGGCATCCCACCACCTGGACATCGCTCGCTTCGCGGAGTCAGCGTATAACACGCTGAGGCTAGCTGAGTCGCGAGCACGACGGAGGGTGACGATAAGCCAGTCAATTGCATGTCCGTATGTCTTGAGGCCATACACCTCCTTGCCCAGGCACCTCTTGATCGTTTCCGTCCTCTTGATGAGCACATCGAGAGGTGCCAATGCAAGAAGCTTGGATATGAACGCCGTCATGCCTTGAAAGAGTGTCTGTAACGCCGTATCGAGCATCCTTGCACGCTCCTGCTTACTCTCAGCCAGAGTATGCCAGTCATGAGTGTGCCTCATTCTTGGAACGAAATGGCGATATGTGCGTCCTGTATCTGGGTCATGGCCACCAGAGTGGCTGCTATCAAGAAGGACCTGATCTGTCGCCAGCCGAAGGCGCATATTGGCAGCGTTTTCAAGACCACACTCCATTGCCTTCGTTGCCAGCTTATGCATCTCAGTAACTACCGGATAGCATCTGGTGGCATCAGAACTGCATCTGAACATGAGCGGCCCTGTCGAACCGAACAGTGCGATTCCCTTGTGGGTGTTTTCGGCACATTGATTGCACCGATAACATCCTTGTCCGAACCTTATTTTCTGCCGAGCCCGGCGGCGAATGGCTCCGAGTCCTGGGGCCTCTGACTTGATCTCGGCACAGATATGCCAAGTTTCGTCCTCGCCCTTGGGATTACTATATCTAACAGTCCATCCTGCGTCCATCTCTATTGGGTCCATGATTGAGTCCATACAGCCATAGAAGGCCGTGTCTCCTGTAATTTGTGTCGTTTCAGCTGATGCCTGTGCCATTGTTTCCGTGGTTGGTTGTTGATGCTGTTGTAGGTGTTAAGTGTTTCAATTTTTGCGAAAACTGCCTATGAATACGAAGGCAGTTCATCAACGTTGAAAATCTTTTGATTTTTGTTGATCTTCTTGCGCCCAACAATGTACCTATCAAAGAAAGTATCAGAGAGAACCGCCGATGGAACATGATTATGCACCGTTCGTGCAATCATCTTATACAGTTTAAACTCTGGATATCTCTCATCTCCGTTGTTTTTGTACATGATGTTTCTACCCTTATCGTCAAAGCACCACCCAGCTATCATTCTCACGATCGAGGATTTGATACCCTTGATATCATTGATGTCCTCCACTAAGAAATCAAACATCGCGCAGCCGAGTCGGCAAAGATCAAAACTGAAATTTGGCTCGAGGCGAGGTTTCTTGTCATTGAAGTAAGGTTCGAAATTGTACTGGGTAGCAGCATCACCTTTAGGATGGTAACTGTCGCTGCAGAAGACGTTTCCGCGGAACTTGTAAATCGCTCTCCCGAAATCGATGATTTTGTAAATCTTCCCATAGGTTGGTACCTTGTAGTGTTTTCCCTCGTATTTGTAGTATAAGTACTGTTTGTCCGTCTTCATGTACATGATATTATTCGTATGCAGGTCGTTATGTGTAAGGCCGAAAGCCTTCTGATAACTGACCAACATCATCAGCAACTGTGCGACCATTGAAGCTAGCTCACGGTCTTCAAGTTCATCGTTCGCCATCAGCGCGTCCAGGGTTCCGTCACATCGCTCGAGCGCAATTATTTGGATAGGGAATGAAGGAATTTTGACAAATGCAGCATCCTCTGTCGCTGTGCTGCAACATGAACCTGTGCTTTCGCCATCACTCATGTCGTCCTCGTTATCGCTACCGTCAGTATATGATGAACGCGACGAGCAGCTGCTAGACGCACTGCATGAGTCGTCATGATTACTTTTGCCCTCGCCTTCAAACAGAAGCTCGGGTTCCGCATCCACTTTAGATTCCTCTTTTTCAGAGTGACCAATGTCAAATATGCTGTCTAGTTGCGAGAGATCAGCGACATTCTTAAGATCAAGAACATCGGTCCCGACATCATCGGTGAATGTCAAAGTAGGTTTTTCGCTTCGGCTGTAACAATTCATCATCTCCGCATGGAAAGAGTTGTCCAGCTCGAAGAGAGTTCCTCGATGCTTGTGAAAAAAGTTCGAATCATAAAGATAATCCAAGTCGTCACCAACATCGACCATGTAGTCTTGTTTCGTAGCGAGGAAGGAACCATAGAAGTCTAGTCCATGAACAAATCCGTGCGAATGAAGCATCTGGCTGGTGAGGTAGGTAAAAAAACTATCTACGTAGGCTGCGTTATTCGGGTCTCTAGATTTCGCATGACCCACGTTTGCATGTTCGAAGTCTGGAAGCTTTAGCAAGTTAGCATCGCCTACGTCATACTTGCCCGTCATGAACTTGACTGGGTCTAGCAAAGGGCTAAGTTTGAAAAATACAGGCTTGTTGTATTCTGTTCCATTCTGATTCGTGACAGTTCCGTCAAACTTGTTCTCAGATTCTTTGTTTTTGATGGCAGTTAGAGAGAGTGGGTTATTCAAATTAACACTGTTATGATTAGATTGATTGAGGGTGAAAAGGCGCGAATAGAGCGGAACGTAATTCTGAGGGGCCGTTACGTTCAACAACTCAGAGTCTTCTAAAGTCGAAAACAAAGCGGCATTGTCGTTCTTCGTGTATGAGAAGTCCATTAGTTCAATGGTAGATTAATTCCTTCAAGTTTGAACTAATCCTCCGTGCGGCCAGTACGCTCTATTATTTTCTTTAAGCGGTATAATGACGTCTCTGGAACTAAAGAAATTCGACATGTCTCAGATCAGTTTTAAACCGGATGAGAATAAGGGCCCCGTTGTTGTTCTAATCGGTCGGCGTGACACCGGTAAGAGTTACCTGGTGCGTGATCTGCTCTACTACCACCAAGATATCCCGATTGGTACGGTCATCTCTGGAACAGAAGCTGGTAATGGCTTTTATGGTGCTCACGTCCCAAAACTCTTCATCCACGATGAATATAATACGGCAATCATTGAAAACATTCTCAAAAGACAGAAAAGTGTCCTTAAACAAGTGAAGAAGGAAATCGAACACTACAAGAGGACTACAATCGATCCACGTGCTTTCGTCATCCTCGATGACTGTCTATTCGATGCTACATGGACCAAGGACAAAATGATGCGTCTTCTTTTCATGAATGGGAGGCACTGGAAAATCATGTTGATTATCACAATGCAGTATCCTTTGGGAATCCCGCCCAATTTGCGTACCAACATTGACTATGTATTCATCTTAAGAGAGCCGTATATTTCAAACAGAAAGCGCATTTGGGAGAATTATGCAGGTATGTTCCCGACATTCGAGAGTTTCTGCCAAGTCATGGATCAATGCACTGAGAACTATGAGTGTTTGGTCGTGAATAACAACTCAAAATCAAACAAGCTGCAAGATCAGATATTCTGGTATAAGGCCGAACCACACGGAGACTTCAAGCTTGGGTCAAAGGAGTTCTGGGAGATTTCCAAGGATCTCAACTCTGATGACGAAGATGATGCTTATGATCCACAAGCTTCAAGGAAACGATCTGGTCCAAAGATCAGTGTGAAGAAATCGCGATGGTAAATTCATACCTTGGCTGCGATGCACTTATTGGCTTCGATGAACTTCTCACGATCCACGCTGAAATCGAAGGTGCAATTGTGTTGAGCCGGTAATCGATGCAGCGTACAATACGTATTGTTGCACTTACATGTACCGATAGTACATTCGGTGAGAGTTAGTTTTTTCTTACATCCAGAGTAGGCGCATCGTTTTTTAGGCATTACTTACATATACGCAAGGAATATATTTAAGTAAGGAATAGACACTCTACGAAAGTATTTTATGCGTTAATTACATATGAGCATGAATATG